CCATTCTTCTATTGGCGCTGCTTCTACTGATGGCGACTTGCCTGTTTTCGATGGCTCGCTTACAGGAACAACAGATGCAGGCTTTGCATGAGCACTTGAAATCCCGTGAAGGGAGCTAATATTCTATTTTCCATTGTTTCACTATGGCAGCTAAGAGCAAGATTGGCATTAGCGGACAAAAGCTGTTCTCTCCCGGCAAGCCCAAAAAATCTCGGCAGGGAAATGGTAAAAATAGTAAGGCTAGCCATGGGCGCAAACTTCGTAAGGGGCAGGGCAAATAAATCAAGGGCCGAAAGGCCCTTTTCTTTTAGTAGTACAATGAAAGGAAAGCCTAATTATCATGGGACAAATTATTGCAGGTGGTGAACAATTTGAAACTCATATTGAAGCAGATTATCGTGGAAAGATTTTACAGAAAGGTCCAGATAGTGCAGCGGTAGATGCTTTTGGAAGGCAGCGGACAAGTCAGCCATATACGTTATTTGACAGCACAATGCGCTACGACAAGCGCACAGATCAATGGTACGAAAAGATTAGTGGCAGTGGCACTTCCACTTTCTTGCTAAATGAAAGCAGTATTGCGATGACAGTAAGCACTGCATCTGGTGATACTGTACTGCGCAGGACAAAGCAAAATTTTCCTTATCAACCAGGCAAAAGCATGATGTTTTTGCAAAGCTTTATTGGAGAAGAGCCAACGGCAGGCTTAATTCAAGAAGTGGGAATGTTTGATGACAATAATGGCATCATGCTACGTGCTAGTGGCACGACGTTACAGTTTGTCATTAGAAGCAACGTTTCTGGCAGTGTTGTTGAAACTGTAGTGGATCAGCAATTATGGAATATCAACACTCTTCCATCTTTAGATTTTGCTAAAGCTCAAATTCTTGCTGTTGATCTTGAATGGCTCGGTGTGGGAAGAGTAAGGGCTGGTTTTGTGGTTAATGGAGAAACTATTTATTGCCATGAATTTGAGCATTACAACGCTTTAGACAGCGTATACATGCAAACGGCCATTCTTCCATTGTCCTATCGCATTCATAATGCATCCGCTCAAGATGGCAGCCGCACAATGAAGCAAGTGTGCTGCAGCATCCTTAGCGAAGGCGGATATGAACCAGACGGAGCTATTTATTCCATCAACCATAGTTTATCTTCTGTTCCGAATACATCTGGAGAGCGAATTACCGCTGGCATTCGTATGGCAAGTGGGCGTACTGGCAATGTAATTTTGCCTGTGCGTATTTCCACTGCCACTGCATCTAGTGACGTTGTATTGTGGCGCCTTCGCAAGAATCCCACTTCTATTGATGGTAATTGGATTCCAGCAACAAATGGACGTGGCAATATTGAAACCATTGCTAGTGGCACGTTTTCTGGGGGAACAATTATTGATTCTGGATTTGTATCGCAAGGTACAGCAAATAATTATGAAACGCCAGTAGCCATTCGTTTAGCACTTGGTATTAATGAGCTAGGGGAAAGCGATGTGCTTATTTTGACTGTGGACAGCGAGAGCAATGCAAAAGCGCTTGGGATGATTGGTTGGGTAGAAGTGGTTTAAATAAATTACAATAAAGAAAAAGGAGAGCCATGGTAACGCCAGGAAGCTTACATAGAGATATGGCCGATGGGAGCAGCAGGCTCTAATATCTCAGTTGGTCCCTGGGCGTAATCCTGGTAGTATGGTCTAGTCGCCTCGTCTATCAAAGTGACTTTCAAAGACCAGTGGTACAACCAGCAAGTGGACCACATCTCAGACGCTCTTCAAGAACTTCTTGTTGATGATGACCCCGCTATTGCCATCAAAGGATTAAGCGATGTTATTGCTAGCTGGGAAGACTACCACGGAAAGGAACTTGCTAAATGGAAGCGCCTCAGGGCGCTTCTGAATTGGGAAGCTGGTACGTAATCCTTAATTCTCCTCCCAGTGCCTTTACAGCCTCACTAGCGTCTGCTGGTGGGGCTGTTTCAATGAGGACAGACGGAACAATTGCGTCAGGAAGAGGCGTCACCTTTGCTTTTGGATAAAGAGAGCGAGCTTTCTCCGCTAATGCATTTGCTTTTGTTTCTTTTTCTTCTTTCTCCCATTGCTTTACTAATACCGCCGCTTGTTCATCTACCTTTTCCATTACGATTTTAGTTTTCCATTCTGCCCAATCTGGACGGCAATACGCCATGAGCAGTTTGCACCATGGATTGAAAGCAAGAGAGGGCCATTGTGAAACGGCCCAAAGTCCTGCTTCGTAGCAAAGCGCATTAAACCAACTTTGCCTGCTCATCCTTCTTGAAACACGCTGACGTAAACAGTGCCTTGCTTGGTTAAAGGCAGAATCCTGTCACGTAGATCAATGTTGTGACAACGCACACAGCCATGGGTGGGGACTAGGGGTTGATTAGGCACCCATGCCCCAGGCCAACCATTGGCACTGCCACCGCCGTGGATCATAATTCCAGCGCGGCCATTGCCTGCTTCTTGATTTTCCAGTTCAATGAGATCGAAGCTGTACCAGCCATAAGCCATGAGCGTGCGATCATAAGCAGGTTTATTGCCTACTTTTTCATAGTCTTTATAGACGGCGCCAATTTTATACAAACCGGGAGGTGTGTCGGAATTTGTGGTTTTCCATTCAAAATCACTATATTGTCCACGAGCAAGGCATGGAATACCCCACAAAAGCTTGCCATCAGTAGAGAAAGCTTTCATAGTTTCTGCTGCATCGTTCACAATTAAATGCGAATCATTTGCTTTAAAGCCAAAATCTTGAGGGCGTTTTTTGGGGCCAATCATAGTAAATTGCGTAGTTTCTGGAGCATATTCCTTCATAAGCCTTGAAAGCTTTGCAGGATATTCTGGATCAGTGGCATACGATTGCTCTTTAAGCATGCGTGCCGCTGCGTAACGATTGGGCGCATTATTGACGCCCTTAAATTGACGATAATCTTTGTACCATCGCGTGATTAAATATTCAATGCAAGCTGAGAGGCTAGGAAAATCAAGAAACCCAGCCTTAATTGTCACCCATTGACCGTCGTACCATTCTTGAGTGGTAGTTCTAGTGCCATCTCCCTTGAGACCCAGATAATTATGGGTGCCAGATGTGTGCTTTCCAAAGCCACTTTCTAAGCAGCATTGAGCTGCGGCTAATTCTGGAAAACGCGCACCATGCCTACGGGCCAGAAGAAAGCACGAATCCCAGAATGCCTTGTCAGAAGCCGACATGGCTTCACCCCTTGACGCGGAAAATCGACTTAAGCCCTTCCATCAGTAATTGCAGCACATTATTGCTTTTCCATGGTGAATGATCAAGAATTTGGTCAGCAGCAGCAATAATAATGCCGCCAACAACAAACCATTCTGCACCAGACATGGCTGATCTCCAAAGAGAATTTCTTATAGCCTAGCGTTCTGTTTCTAAACTGCGCACGCGACTTTCAATGCCACTCATATTATCAGTGAGAGTATTGAGTTTTTCAGTGATAGCTTCAATCTGCACTGCCACTTTGGCTTGCTGATTGCCGACAGCAATAAGCATAGCCCCCGTAGAAAGAAGCATGCCAGCCGTTATAGTGGCCACAAAGTTGGCCATGCCTTCTTTGAAAAAGTCCATGGGAAGTTCTGCAAACTTAATGTTAGCTAAAGCGCATTAATCAATAGGGGCTCGTTAGATTATTTGCAGAAAAAGTAAATAGCGCCATGCATAGAGCGAATGGTCCTGATGAGCTTTTGTATTCTCTCATTGAACTTCGCCCTGGAGATGCTAGACGCCGATTTCGTAAAAGCATTTTTGAAGACTATCCGCTGCGGGGACCACTTGGACAATGCGCGTGCGCATATTGCGGACGGTGGAATGAGAAACTGACTATTGATCACATTGTGCCCAAAAGCAAAGGAGGGCCACATTTCGCAAGGTATAATTTAGTGCCAAGTTGTAAGGCCTGTAATCTTTTAAAAGGAGCAGAGCCAATCTTTGAATGGTGGCGCCCCCAGCAGTTTTGGGCTGAGAAACGAGAAGAACTTCTTCTCTCATGGGTGCATCACAATAGCTTTGTCAGTGCCCATACTTCCTTGCAAGATATTGAAGCTTTTGCAGAAGAGCGCGACTATTACATTCCACCGTCAAAAGAAGAAGCCCCCATTTCTGGGGGCTTTTGTTATACAGAATGGCAGGCAGCTTAGGGCTAGTCGATTGGACTAAAAATATCTCCTGAATTTGCTGCTGGCATTGGAAGATCAAAGCGTACACCTGGAATAGGGCAAACGCCATCTTTGCAACCATTGTCAATATTATTTTCAATGGCAGCAAGAGCTTCGCGTTCTTGATCAGTTTCTAAGGCAAAGATGAGCTGACCAAGATACCACTTAGCTTTCTCTAAATCTTCTAAGCCATTCTTTTGTTCATAACGCCAAACATATTTCAGAATGTTGCCTTTCAGGAAGCCGCGAAACGCTTCGGGCGTCATGCTTGCTTCCATGGCTTCAATTGCTTCTAAGCCACCGCTGGCATAATGAATAGGGCGCTCTACTGGATGGAAGGCTTCAGGAGCTTGTTCAAAAGGCATTACCATTTTCCTCAAATGCTTGGAATGCTTCTTTAAAGAGGGGGCGGGCCAACGTGGCCAGTGCTTGAGCATAACATTGGATTTCGTTTTGCGCATCAGGCTTGTCGCGCAATGAAAGGAAATGCAGAAGGGCTTGCAAACTACAAGTCCAGGTGAAGCTGGTGTATGTGCTCATGGGCAGAATGCCACGGGCCTGCTCTTTGCTTACGCCTAGCGTCAGGAGGGCCTTGTAAGCCTGCTTCGCCTGCTCTAGAGACTTGGCATATTCAATCATGGCCACGTGATTCATGGAGGGCTCTAGAGGTCCAGCAGAGGCTTGCTTATTGCTTGCGCTTTGCTGCCTGAACTCACGAGGCATGTAGTAAATTTCGTCATCTGCTTCGCAGTAACGAAAGCTTTTCTCATTCCAACCAAGCTGGTCATTCGCATAGGTGCCACCAATCACATGCTTCCACCATTGCCGAGCAATAAATAGCGGAGCTTTCACTTGCCATTTCGTGACAACGCCTCTGAAGGGGCTGGTGTGCTGATGCTTTACCAAATAGTTAAGAAGCTTCTGATCCTTATCAGTCCATTCAAAAGAGGCCTGATCGAAAGACTGCCGCGCATCACAAACGATGTCAAGCGAAGTTCCCATCCAATCGATGAGCCTGACAAAGCTAATACCGTCACAGAGGGGATCAATGGTTTGCAGCGGAGAAGAAGTCATGAACTAAAAGAAAAGGACGCAGCCTCTGGAAACCAATGATAGGCGCCACCTTTGTTTCTGCATGCCAAATAATGCGAGCTTTCGTTTGTTTTCCATCTTTCACGATGGCGGCAATAGTGCCGATCAGGCTAGTGGGCATCCAGCCAGCAGCCGTGGGCTGAACGTAGACAACGGTTTGTCCAGTGTCCCAAGTGTGGGAAGTTGGTGTGGATGGAAGCTTTCGGAAGGAAGCCGCACCTAATTTTTCGGCCTTCCTCCCATCATCCACTGGATAAACAAACTGCCTGCCTTTATGCTGCATCGCTAGGCTAAAGCAAACGACAGAGGAACAATGTCAAGGATGTTTTCTGTTCCAGTAGGATTAAGCTACAACGGAAAAGAATGTATTGCTGCCATGGGGCCTTTTGAGCGAAGCATGGAAAGGGATTTTGCCCTTGTAGCCAATAAGAAAGCTTTAGCAGAATGTGATGACATTGATAAGCTTCGGGAAGTAGCCTGTACCATGATGGAAGGCTGGAGCAATATGCAAGAAGCCGTCACTGCATTGGTGAAAGAAAATCTTGAGCTGCGTCAAGCCATGCAAATGCAACAAATGGATTTAGAAGCCGCAGATCAGCTCCTTGGCGAAGCAGGAGAAGCCATTAAGACATTCGTAGAACAGCAGCAATCTTCTCAAGCCAGGCGATTTCTTTGGCCGTTTGGGAAGTAAGTAGAAATACTTTCCAGCCACACATCATGGCAAGGTTAAATTTTCTGGCGTCTCGTTCGTAGCCAGAGCCAGTAACATGACGGCCACGATTAAAAGTGCCACCTTGTATTTCAATGAGAGAGCGAGAAGGAAGATGTGCAAAATCGGCCCTGTAACGCTTTGATCGTTTACTTTTGGCGTAGCGCTCTTGAAAATCAGCTTCCCAAGCCTCTACATCGCTGAATTCCCTGATCAATGAGAGATCGGGATAATGAGCCTGCCAAAGCCCGAGAAACTGATCTTCTAATGCGCTCACGAGCTATACAGCAGCAAAAGCTACTTTAGCTCCTTGATTTTGATATTTACCATCGCCATAAGCGCTGGCCACATCGTTTTCCAGCTTCACGAACATCACTTGAACGATGCCTTCATTGGCATAGATGCGACATGGAAAAGCCAGGGGATTGACAATACAAATAGTGAGATGGCCAGACCAGCCAGGCTCAATTGGCGTAACGTTAATGATTGTGCCTTGACGAGCATACGTTGACTTCCCATCTGTGATGCCCATCACATTGTTGGGCATTGAGATGCGCTCAAGGCTAACGCCTAATGCATAGGAAAAAGGCGGAAGAACGAAGAAGGTGGAGCCATTTTCCTGAACTGGCTTAGCTTCATACATCAAGCTGGCATTGAAGCTCTTCACGTCTAGAGCTTCTAGTTCTTTGTTGTTATTGATGACCATGAAGCCTTCAGGAGAAAGGCGCAGGTCATAACCAGCATGGGATAGGCCGTAAGACAATGCTTTCGTGCCATTGTCCAGCTCGCGACGCTTCTCTCCCGTGAAAGGAAAGATAATGTCATTTTCAGCAAGAATGCTGATTTGCTTGTCGTTGAGGAGCATGAAAGAAAAGGGGCGTTGCCGCCCCCAAGAAACAACGATGGAAGAAAACTTCAGAACAAATCGTCGTTAGACGAGGACGATGCGAAGCTGCCGCTTGCGCTCTCGCCGTTCTGCCAGAAGGAAGAATAAGCCTTGGGGCTGTTTTCCATCTTGTTGACAGTCACTTGCCCCTTGAAATGAGGGGCAGTGTCCTTGTCACGCTTGTCGTTGTTCCACAGTGCCACGCGGAAGCTGTAATTTCCTTGTGCATTGGGACCAGCCTTTTTGGCTGCATTCAGAATGTCGGGGGTGAGATCGACAGTGCCGCTGAAAACGGGAAGATTGCCAGAGGGCATGTAGTGTTCCTCAGAAGGAGAGTGGTCGGCCCTGGACGGGCTCCCTAAGCATAGTCACAAAACTTAATGAATCAAGCTCCCCTATCCATAGAAATGGTTAAGGGGCGTCCGCCGGGATAATGCTCAAAGAAGAACTGCTGCGTCTTCTGTGCCATCACTCCTGCCTGCATGGCGAGGTCAGCGCCGTCAAGGCTGATAATTTGAGCTTCCTGGCCTTGATCAGTGTCTGGATCGTAAATAGCAATGGCGCAATGCGCCTCGCTGATCTCAATGCCATACATCTGTTCAATGGCCTGGGAATAAGCTCCGAGCTGCATCCGGTAGTCACCTAGTTGCGTGTCGGGCTTTTGCTTAAAGCTGGTCTTCCAATCGAGCAGCGCCGTTTTGCCATTGGCCATGGTGGCCAGCATGTCGAACGTGCCGGAGTAGCCAGTTTCAGTGGAGGGGCAATACCATGCGATGGCACTTTCCACCAACAAGGGGCTGGCTATGCCTGTGAGGAAGTTGGCAATGCTATCGAAATAGGGAACGAACAATGGATGGGAATCCAAATGGCAGTTAATGTCTTCGCCGTTCCAGAAATCTTCTAGGACGCCATGAAGCCAATTGCCACGTTCTACGGCAGAGCGTGTGCGGCGATTTGCCTCTTCATCCCCGACTTTCTTTCGCCAGTTCATGAGCGCCGCAATCTTGCCAGGCGGCGAACACGCGCTCGCAATAGTCGTCACAGAGGGCAAAACAATGCCTTCTGGGGCATTCGGAAAATCGTTTAAGACGTAATAACGACGGCGATTGATCTGCAGTCGATTGGGTTCGTACCGAGGAAGAGAAGGCATCGAAAGGGCGTCGAGACATAGATCGTAACAGGGCACTATTTTTCGTTTATGTCCCAGAAATAATCGCAGCCTTCTTCCGTACAAGGCGGCGTTGCAAAATAACTTTGGAAGCGATCAGGGGGCGCCATGTAACGCCAGCAATTTTCCTTGACAAGGCATTCGTCGCCATTACACATTGCAATATCAGGCATGAGAATAGTTCGTGCAGTTTGATAAAGGAAAGTGCGATCAGCCAGAGGATGTTCAGCAATAGCGTGCAAAATAGCAGCAATACGACGGTCACTGCTAAGCGTGTCGTCAGGAAAGCTCCAGAATGCTTCATGGCAGGAATCAAGCAATGAACGATGATTTATCGCCATCTTTTGCATAGTCGTAATATTCTTCTGCTGCCTGATGGAAACAGTCAGCGACAGTGCCTTCAGTGAAACCAGCAGAAAGAAGAAACTGCTTGAAATGAATAACAATATCTGGGCAAAATACTCCCGAAAAGGAATAACTCACTTGAACACTGCCTTCATCTAGCTTGAAGACGTAATTACTCATGGCAGGATCCAGCTCACGATCAAGATAATGGTCCATGCAATCAAGACTGCAGCAAAGGAAACAAGAAGGAAAAGGCCAAGCGGATCATTCGCTAAAAAGTCTGGGAGGAAGGCAATTAAGGGGGCTGTCATTTTCAGAGAGGCAGATGGTTCCAGCAAAGGCCCGCGCAAAGCGGGCCGCTGCTAGATCTATGGCTTTTTTGCTACAAAAGCCTTCATGGCTTCTGCCATTGCTTCGGCATTGTCACAGGCTCGGACAAGATCAATCTCCTTGGTCATGTCTGCCTTGGTGATAACCATTTGTTCTTCCTTGGCCCAGACCGTCATCATGGCTGCTGCCACATTGCCAAACTGCTGCCACGTCTTCACTTCAGTGGCACGGGATAGGCCAATGGCTTCCAGGGCGGCTTTGCCAAGTGCCATGCTGTTCTTCTGATCGGCATAGCCAAACGGATTGGCTTTGCAAATTGTGGTCAGAGCAGTCTTGGCATCAAAGGCGTCTGCGTCATCGGAGGCAGTAGCTGCCGTTGCTCCAGAAGGCTCAGGAGCTGATGTAGTTGCCGCTGGCGCCTTGCTTGCCCGCGTAGCTTGCTTCGGAGTCTCCTGTTGCAACGAGAGTTTGGGTGGGTTTTTTTCATCTTCTTTGGGAATGTCTTCTCCTGCATAGAGACGCAGACCGAGACCAGTGAAGGTGGCAATAGCTTTTACTGCAGCACGCTGGCAGTTGTCGCTAATGGCGCGACCATCCAGTTCCTTGATGGAATTGTGCTTTCTGTCCATGATCGGGAAGATCAATGCAACAGTGCGACGGCAGCCATCAGTGAGGTAGGGGCGCAGGTAGTAAGCGCCGGGGGTGCCAAATACCACTTCGCCAATGGTCTTCTCTTCAAAGGCCACAAAGAGAGTCGGGAAATGCTCCTTTAAATAGCGGTAGGCAAACGGCCAAGACAAATAGGACAGGCCCTTGTAATCCTTCTCAATGTGTGGGCCAATGTCTGGAGTGTCATACGCAGCCTTAAAGGCTTCAGCGCTAATCTCAAGGGGGGCAAACAGACCGTTGTAGCGGTCCATCATTGCTTGCTGGGCGGGGTCTTGCATGGAAGAAACAACGTCGGTGGTGTAAACAGGCAGAGAAATCACGATGCCATCACGGGAATATTTTCATATTCGCCATACATAATGACAAACAACATGCTCATCTCAGCGCCTTCGTTTTTAGTGACAAGGCTTTTGCCGGGGAGGGGCCAATCAGCTACAGCGCGAACGTCCGTAGGATTTTCGTAATACTTAGGATCAAAGCCCTCAGTAAGAGCCCCCTCTTCCCAAAGAAGCTTCACTTCTTCGTCGCCGTGCTCAAGAAGGAATTCTTCGCAGGCAAGTTTTAGCTCAGAGACTTTCATCAAAAGAGGAATCAAGGGACACGGAATAGTCTTCGATGAGATCGAAGGCGCCATTGGCCAAGGTGGCGCTACCTTCCCAGATGGGTGTGGAGCGGACTAGACGTTCAAGCGTCTCACTTAAAGACAGACGCGCCTCGTGGGCAATGTTGCCGAGATGCGTATATGCAGTGTCCGTGAGGCTTAAATGCCGCCCTTTCTTTGGTTCAGCGTGAACGTTGGCTGTCATTTAAGGGGGTAGTCGAGAGGAGGAATCATGGACAACGTGTACAGACTAGCCATGAATTTCAGTTTGGCATCCCAAAATTCATCATTTGTCATTATGTTTTGTAAACTCAACCATTAGTTTTACTGATCGACCTACCACTCCCGAAATTCCTTGCTACAACAGGACTCACACCTCCCTCTGTTATGGCATTCTCCATCCTGGACCACATTGAGAAGCTGGAAGCAAGCGATCATCCAGGGAAATATATGTGCCCAGCATGCGGAGGTAACGACCTTTCTATCAACACTGCCAACGGCGCCTATAACTGCTTCAACGACGACTCCGCCAAGCACCGTGCCGAAATTCGCAACATCATTGCTCCGCTTGACCGCTGGGAGCGCCCTCTTCGCGAACCACAAGCTTACACTTTCGCTTACAAAAACCGCCAAGGCGAAACAACCATCAACGTGCATCGTGATGATGCAAGTGGCAAGAAAACTATCAAGCAAAGCTATCCTTCGGTGCCGCAAGGTGCTCATCAACGCAAAGCATATATTGATGAAATAAGAAGCAGCGTTCTCCCCTATCGTTTTGATGAAGCCCTAACGGCTTCTCAGGTAACGGGACTTCCAATCTTCATTGTTGAAGGCGAACTCACTTGTGATCGCCTGTGGGAAATTGGCATTCCTTCTATCACTTTCCTTGGTGGTAGCGGTCAATACCGCGCCAATGGTGACTATTCGCTGTTGTTTCGCGGCAAGAAGATTGTTTTATGCCCTGATCGCGATGAGCCTGGCGTGGCTCTTATGCGGGAAGTTGCTTCTGATAATCCTGGAGCACAATGGCTCTACGCGGATCCGGGCAACTTTGAATGGGACAGTTTGCCTCAGAATGGAGGCTATGACCTCGCGGATTGGTTAGACGATGGTGCCGATCAAGAACTCATTCTTTCTTCCATCGTTTCTAAAGATCGCCATGAAGGTAAAGATGGTCTTCCTTCTTATGAGGAGATCATTGGCACCTTTGAGCGCATGGTTGGCCTTTTTGATAATGATTCCCGCATTGCCTATGAAGCAGCAAATTGGCTAGAAAGCCATGGCGTAAAGATGAGCCAGGCCAATGTCGACAAGATGATCGACGAAGCAAAGGCTCGTTTATTCGGCAAGGAAGAAATTGAAACTATTGACGTGTTGCAACTGATCGATGATGATTCCGTTGTGAATGGTTAATTGCTGG